GGGATTGCTGTCGAATGAAGAGGTGTCTGCTGAGGACAAGATCAAGCAGATCATCGCAGAGCATGAGGCTGACACAAGGGGACTTGTCCAGAAGAAGGATGAGCTGTTGGGGAAGGAAGTCAAGTTCAAGGAACAGATAGCTTCTTTCGATGCGGCGAAGGGCGACTACGAGAAGAAGATTGCCGAGCTTACGGAGCAGTTGAAGAAGAACAACCCGGAGGCCCACAAGCAGTTCTATGAAACGCAGATTGCCGACAACAAGGCGAAGTACGAGGCCGATTTGCAAAAGCTGTCTGCCGAAAGGGACTTCTACAAGCAGAGCCACTTGAAATCGCTGAGGGACAAGGCTATTGAGGCCGGAATAAAGGACCTTAATTTTGTGGCAGGGCTCAAGGACGGATTCATCGCAAGAGTTCTTTCGATGAATGAATTCGAGCCGCAGGAAATTGACGGCAACATAAGGTTCCTCAACAAGGACCACCACACGATAGAGGAGACAATCAGCGCGTTCGCGCTCACTCAGGAAGGAAAGGCATATATAGCCAATCCGTCCACGGGAGGCGGGGCGAAGGGATCTGGATCTGTCGGAGGAGGAACTGGAGGAAAAACAATGTCACGCGAGCAGTTCAATGAATTGCAGAAAACTGACCCGAAAAAAGCAAGTGAATTTTTCCGCGAAGGGGGAAGAATTCGTTAGATAAAAAATCTTATGAAAGGAGAAGCTGAAGGCCAAACGTATTAGATGACGTTATCCCGGTGTTCTATGAGGCACTGGACAGGGTAAACAATGAGTTGGTAGGTATGCTGCCGAGCGCGGTCATTGACGCTCGTGCAAGTGCAGTAAAGAAGGGACAGAAGGTTGAAATTCCAATCACTCCGGTCTCAACAAACGAGGATGTGACTCCGAGCGCGTCCGCTCCTGTGGGGTCAGGCGAGACGATCGACACGACCAGCATTACCATCCAGAAGATCAAACGCGGCACACCTATCCTCTGGACTGGCGAGGATGAATTGGGCGTAAGCGGAAGCGGAACACTCAACCAGATTCAGGTTGACCAGTTCTCCCAGCGCATCCGCTCCCTCCGCAACGAGATGGAAGCCGACATGTGCGCCGAGGCATACGGCGGAGCTTTTGGAGTCGGAAACGTGCGCGGCTCAATCGGAACAAATCCGTTCGCATCCAACCTTGAAAGCCTTACACAGGCATTGCAGGACTTGGAGGACGCAGGAGCACCCACTTCTGAGTTGCAGGCAATCCTGAACACGGAGGCGGGACGCGCTCTCCGCAACCTCACACAGTTGCAGAAAATCAACGAGGCGGGAGAATCTTCCCTTCTCAGGCGCGGAGCGCTCGGAGACCTGTTCGGCTTTACAATCCGTGAATCAAACGGCATGAAGCACGTGAAGGGAACTGGTTCAAGCTATCAGACCAACAGTGCGGCACTTGCCATTGGTGATACGGTCATTCCGATTGACACTGGTTCTGGAACATTCAAGGAAAACGACATCATCAAGTTTGCAGACGATGACAACTACTATGTCGTAGCCGAAGATGTTGCAAGCGGCGGTACTTCACTCAAGCTCAAGACACCGCTCAAGACAGCTGTTGGTGACAACAAGGCAATCACCATCCAGAACGCAAAGCCAAACGCCTGTTTTGCCCGTGGTGCTATTCTTCTGGCAAGCCGTGTTCCTTATGTTCCCGCACGCGGAGACATTGCGATTGACCGCCAGGTTATCACCGATCCTCTTACAGGCATTCCGTTCGAGCTTGCAGTGTGGGGCGGCGCATACCAGAACAGCGTCACAATCTCTACCGCATGGGGCGTGAAGAATATCAAGCCCGAAAACACAGTGGCTCTTCTCGGCTGATTTTAACGGCGGGATTCCTAGGGGTCCCGCCATGCAAAAAAAACTGAAAGAGGTGTTTTTATGGCAACAGTAAGGATGAAGAAAGGCAGCCTCTATGCGGACATCTTTGATTCGCCGGAGACGATAAAGCAGGCTCAGTTCGACGGATTCTCGATTGTTGAGACCGAGAAGAAGGAAGAGCCTAAGCCCGTAGCTGAGAAAACCTCCGAGGAAACTCAGCCTAAGGAAAACAAGGAAATCAACGGCCGTGCAAAACGGCAGTAACCGAGAGGGCAGGGATGATAGTTGAAAACGGAACAGGATTAGCAAACGCAGACAGCTATGCAAGCGTCGAGTTCGCCGACGACTATTTCTCTGCCCGCGGCGTATCAAAATGGAGTGACCTTGACGCGGAAAGCAAGGAGCAGATCCTTGTGAAGGCAACCGATTACATCGACAGCGTTTTCCAGTGGAAGGGGAAGAAGCTCTATGAATCCCAGTCCCTCCGTTTTCCGAGGATGAACCTCCGCGACTATGAGGGTTGCGAAATCAAGGGGATTCCGCTCTGCCTCAAGCAGGCCGTGTGTGATGCCGCACTGATTACGTCGGAAGGCGCCGAGCTTTTCGAGACTGCGGAACACAACGGGGACGTGGTTTCGGAGACGATAACGACGCTTTCCTTTACGTACAGCAATAACGGAAGCAGGAGCACGACAAGCACGACGCTTTACGATTCCATCAACACGAAGCTACGCGGACTGTTCGTGGACAATTCCAGGAACAGGATAGTGTCGGGCAAGGTTGAGCGCGTATGAGCTACGACAAATACAGGAACAAGGCGGCTTCCAAGCTCAGGCGGTACGGAGGCCCCATAACAGTAAGGCGTGCCGGAAAGAAGGTGTACGACAGGGAAACGAACACGTACACCGACACGGGGACCGAGTTCTCCGGCCATGCGGTGCAGAAGACCATCAGCATGAGGAACGTGGACGGAACCAACGTGAAGATCGGCGACGTGCTGTTCATGGCGAGCCTTGACGGAAGGCCCCTTCCTAACGACACGGTAACTTTCGGGGGAAGGAGCTACACGGTAATCGACTGTCAGCCGATGAACCCGGACGGGCAGACAGACATATTCTTCAATATTCACGCGAGGTAGAAAAATGGCGAACAAAGAACTTGATAAACAGAATGAAGAAAATGCTCTTGCGAAGTATTTCGGTGAATACACAAAGAAGCCTGTAAAGATTGAAGCCGTACTTTTTGACGGAAGCACTGAAAGCCTTATAGCTCTCAATTCTGCAAAGTTCGGGCTTGAACCTCTGAAAGTCGTTTGTGACGGAAATGAGGATAAAATTATCATTCCGACTTTGGAAGGCGACATGAAAGCCAGTGTTGGAGATTACATTATTAAAGGTGTAAATGGCGAGTTCTACCCATGTAAACCAGATGTGTTTGCCAAGACATACGAGGAAGCGAAATGAGCGGAAAGACAGACAGAAGAATCAGAAAAGGAATCAACGCGCTGAAACTGGACGAGCAGGCTATAGCAGACAGCCTTGTGGCGGAGCTTATTAACTCACCGTTCAAGTACCGTTTCCTTTTCGCCATGAAGATTCTGTTCCGTCGGAGGTGAAAGATGGCAGAGTGGTCCCTTGATTTGAGCAAGTACGCGGAGAAGCAGAAGGTCGAGATAAAGGAAGTCCGCAGGGCGTTCGCCTTCGCGCTGTATTCCTCCATCGTTGAAAAGACTCCCGTAGACACCGGACGGGCAAGGGGCAACTGGAACATCTCCGTAGGGAGTCCGGACGAATCGACTTCCAATTCAACGGGCGCCAAGTTTTCCAGCCCGAAATCATTGCCTGAACCGAACGGGGACGAATCAATATTCATAACCAACAACCTGCCGTACATCACGAAGCTTGAATACGGAGGATATCCGGACCCTCCGAAGAAGGACGGCGGAAAGACCGCCGGAGGATTCTCCAAGCAGGCACCCAACGGAATGGTAGGAGTCACGCTTGCGAACAGCGCGAACATTTTCGATGCAGCCGCAAGGACTGTAACGAAAGGATGACAAGCCATGAAGATAATCGGAACATGCCTGGCGACGGAAAAGAGCTTCATCTTTGGAAGCGTAAATGAAGCGTCCGAAAGGACGGGGATTCAGCCCGGATACATCATGCGGTGCATAAGGACCGGGATGAAATGGAAGCTGTGGGTCTTCGACGAGGTGAACGATGACTGAGTTCGACATTCAGGAAACCCTTACCGAAAGGTTCCTGCAACTCAACGATTTTTCGGGGCGGAATTACATAGAGTTCGAGGAAGGCTTGCCCGTCAACGTGCACGAAAGGAATAAGCCTTTCGAGGTTCCTGACGGCGGAAGGTGGTTCGACCTGAACCTTCTTCCCAATCCGCCTGAGCCTGCCGGACTGTACGAGGATGCGCAGAACGTGTATACGGGACTTTTCGACATAGACGTATACACCCCCGTTGATTGCGGAGAGGAAGAGGCAGAGGAAAAGTACAGGTGGATTTCAAGGCTTTTCAGCCGCGGGCTGTCCCTTGGTTGCGTAGACATCGTGAGGTGCTACATTGCGACGAGGGGCGCAGACAACGGAATGTACAGGTTGCAGGCCGCAGTCGAATGGTCTGCTGAAATAGACAAAGAAGAAAAAGAGGAATAGGAGCAAGCCAAGGAGCAAGGCATTACAGTACAAGATAAAGACCGAGTGCACCACGTACATCGGCGAAGAGGTTGACGGAGCTTTCCCTGCCGACGGAACGCTTCGCCCGATGAGGTATTCGGAGAACTCCGTAAAGGGAGAAACCGACACCATCGAGGACGACACCATAATCCCGGATACGAGGGTCAAGGCGATTCCGGAAACGGGAACAAGCAAGAACTCAGGCGACTTCAAGACGAAGTGGAACGTAGACGAGCAGGACGGGCTTATTGCTGCGGTCATGTGCTCCCACTGGGAGCCGAAGAACCTCACCGAAGACGAGATTCAGCAGGGCATAAAGTCAAAGAAGGAACTCGTACTCGGAGATGAGGCCCACGAGTTCCTGATGGTCAAGAAATGGACCCAGGCCCCGGTCGAATGGCAGGAGTTCACGCATGAGCAGATCAACAGCGTCTCGATTGCGTTCGCATTGAAGTCTCTCGTTGAGATGACGTGGAACCTCATGGGTTCCAACAACGGGGCGAAGCTCACCGAAAATCCGTATCCGAATGCGACAATCGCAGAGACCCTTACCACAAGGGCGATGAAGACCCTTGCAGGTGCAATCTACATCGGAACGTCTCCGGAACACCTTGTCCAGAACAGGCAGATCGACGACATGAACGTTTCCATCACCAACAACAAGGAAGCCACGGATGCACTGTACGAGACGGAAGCCGTAGAGCAGTCCGACGGAGACTTCGAGGTTACGGGTGATTTCCGCGTGCTCAATTCCGGTGCGGTCGGCAGGGAGCTTCACAACGCGTCCCTTGCAGGTGAAACGAGGTGGCTGAAAATCGTCAACTACCGCGACGACGACGGACACAAGGTCCAGTACGAACTCCTTCTCAAGATTCATCTCGACAAGGCTGAGGATTCCAAGGACGGCAACAAGTTCAAGTACACAATCAACTGGACCATGGACGGGGAGGACGGAATCAAGTTCACCAAGCTCGTGTTCGGCGATGTTCCGAAGGCCGACGTGCCTCACTTCGAGAACGTCCTTGCAGACGTTGCGTATGAACAGGGAGACGCTGCGACCGCACTTGACGGAACCGCGACCGTCGAGGACGGGGGCACCGTAAGCTACAGGTGGACCGTTGACGGAGAGCCTGCCGGAACGTCCGCGACATACACTCCGTCAACTGCAACGGTAGGAACCCACGTCGTACAGGTCACGGCAACGAACACGCTCGGAGAGGAAACCGCTTCCATCTCCCAGTCGGTCAACGTTACCGTAACCGAAGCCATTGTGGATGCCGAGACCCCTGATTTCAGCGGAACGCTTTCGGATGCCACTTACAGCGTGAACGACACCGCAACTGCACTTGACGGAACGGCAACCGTATCCGACGGCGGAACCGTGACATACCAGTGGTACACGGTGAGCGGCGGAAACATGACCCCGATATCGGGAGCGACGAGCGCAACGTACACTCCTTCGACCGAGGAAGCAGGCGAGACCGAATACAAGGTTGTCGCAACCAATACGAACGTTGAGGTTACCGGAGCCACGACTGCAACGGCAAGCATGACGGCGACCATAACCGTTGAGGAATAACCGTATGGGCAGGGGCGTTGATGTCCCTGCCTTAGGAGGAAAACAAATGACAAAGAACATCTTTGACTTGGTGACGGCAATCGTCACGGGAATCGAGGTAATCGCCGACGGAATCTTCGTGTTCCTTGGCGCAACAGGAAAGGTTGACGCAAAGCTTGCGACCGCAATCGGCGGAAGCGTGACAATCGTCGGCAACGCCGCCCTTGCAGTATGCGCAAGGTTCATCAAGGAAACTGAAAAGAAGGAGTGACGGACTTCCGAAAACCCGAAGCCCCGAAAGGGGCTTTACAGCAGCGTGATGTAATGGCAACATGCCGGGCTCCTTTCCCGGTTCTCCCGGTTCGATTCCAGGCGCTGCCATCCGAGATTAAACGGTTAAACGAACATTAAAGGAGCAAAGAATGAAAGGTGTATTTGACTTTGACGATTTGAGCGAACTCTGCACGAGCGAGAACGAAAAGGACGGAGTATGGGTTGACGTTGTGCTTTACGGGAAGCCCATGAACCTCAAGGCGTTCATCTACGGCGAGACGAGCGAAGAGGTGCAGAAGTACCAGAAGAAGAAGCTCCGCGAGAACATGAAGAAGCTGAATCTCAGGAACGGCTTCGACAGTGCAATTGACGACGACACCCTTGAGGACTTCATCAGCGAGGACGAAGAGGAGGAAATCGCCTACGTCCGTCTCGGAGGCCTTTCCAAGCTTGACGGGACTCCGCTGAAATTCGACGGAAAGGAAGTCCCCGTGAAGAAGGAAGAGGGCGGAAAGGAAACCGAGGAAATCTACAGGGGAATACTCCGCGGAATGCCTGCTCTCGGAAACTTCATCGTCGGCATATCAAGGGACAGGAAGCATTTTTTGCCCGGAAGGAAGAAGAACTAGAGAAGGCCGTAAGGCGGTTCTTTTTCCTGCGGTATCCGACGTGCCGGAAGGTTGATGACAAGATAATAACGCGGACGAACCTTGACGACAGGAACGACGTGATAAGGACCATAGGACGGGAAGAGTTCTATTCCAACGAAGAGGCTTACGGCGAATACTGGGACGTAACGCCGCCTTCGTGCTTCCTCTGGATTTTCG